TTCTCAACAGACCAACGACCGTTTGAGTCAGTATCTAAATCAAACACACCAGCAGTTGTTGTGTTTACTTCAGCACCTTTGTTAGCAACTAAGTAAATAGTTCTAACTACTTCACGGTTGATCTCTGCAAGAATTTCAGTAGATAAAATGTTTGCAAGTTCTGTTTCAGCGTCTAGACCATGGATTGCTTTTAAGTCTTGAGCAAGTTCCATTGTGTACTCAGCCTTTAAAGCACGAGACTTAGCAGTCACGGTTACTTTATCGATTGAGAACGCCATTTCAGCAAATGCGTTTGCAGCAGCGTCACCAAGTGCTTCAGCCTGAGCAGTACTCATACCTACAGCAGTACTATATGTACCAGCAGGTGAGTCGTTCAGAGCAGCAGGGTTTGTTGCAGCGTAACCAGTTCCTGGTGAGTTTAAGTCACCAGCAGCGTCATTCGCAGCATGGTCTGTATCAGCTTCGTTAAACAAAGCTTCATCGCCAGTTTGTGATGTATACCTAGAACGCATAGCGAAGATAAGTCCAGTTGGACCTGTCATCGGTTGTACGCCACAGATATCGTAAGCAATCATATTAGGTAGAGCCCTACGAATAAGTGATATTAAGATTGGGTCCCAACCAGCATTGACACCACCACCGATATTTCCGCCGGAAATATTGTTAGTAGGCGCCGCCTCCATTAGGTTGTCCTCTTTCATCGCTTTTTCTTGGTTCTCTAATACAACTGTGGTAACAGCTTTTCTATAACTATCTTTGATCTCAGCAAGATCAGGATGTTCTAGTACTGGCTGCCATTTTTCTTGTAAATTTTCAGTTTGAAACATTGTTTCTCTCCTCTTTATTAAAAAAATTACACCCTCACTAAGTTAAACTTTAACTTTAGTAAGTGTATTAGAAATTGCGGCGGTGTAAGCAGCCATAGCTTCATTACTACCAGTCGTTAGATTGGCGTCACCGACCACGGAATCAACATCTTCTTTCGAAGTCATTGGTTCACTATTGTTTTTAGGGAAATAAGATTCTTTAATAGTATCTAATTTCTTACTAAAATCTTGTTCGTCTTTGAATTCGATATTCTCTGCTAATTCTTTCAACTTTTCAGCGTCAGTATCAGCGAGTCCATCGGATGCTTCAGAAAAGATTTTTTCCTTAGAGAACGATAAGTTTGACTTAGAAATTTCAACATTCTTAGCAATCTCTTCGTTTAATTTTTTCTCTAATTCTTCTTTTTCTTTTGCCATAGCTTCCAAGACATCATATTTTTCTTCAGGAACATCAATATAATGTTCTTTGAATAAAGTCTTTAGTCCAGAAATGAAATCTTCAGCGATTTCTGAACGAATACCTTTATCAATCGCTAATTGATTGTCTTTAATCCACTCTTCAACTACATAGTTTAGATATGAATCAACTTTTTCAACTAACTCTTCTTTGACAGCAGATACTTTTTCATCTACTTTGATATCCGATTTTGCTTGGATTTCTTTTTCTTTTTCTGCAAGGCGTGTTTTCACAGCAGTTTCAAAAATAGTCGCAGCCTTTTCTTTAAATTCTTCAGAAAGGTCAGCGTCAGCAGAAACTAGTGCTTCAACATCTTTTGACAAGTCAATTTCTGTTTCTGTATCTTCAGCGACTACTTCGTCCTCTGATTCAACTTCTTCTTCTTTCAAACTCTTACCGGGTTTGAAATCGCCTTGACCGGCAGGATTACTACCATCATTAGCGTCTTTATTGACCTGGTCTTTTACTTGCTTAGTCTTATCTCCAGCGTTAGATGGTCCTTTTTTCTCGTCATCAGGTTTGACAACGGCAGAACCAAGATCCTCAGCCTCGTTTGATAATGGAGTAGGTTCTGCAGGAACAGCATTTTTCTTAGGTGCGTTAGCATCCTCTGTAATTTGCTCTTCAACAGTTTCTACTTCATTTTGTAGTTCAGTATCAGACATTTGGTCTCTCCTTTTTTTAATTCTAGAATTAAAAATCGTTATTATTAATACAAATATTTATAAAGAACGGATTTTTGAGTTCCCGTATAAAAAAATTTGTACGCAACAATTACAATCGTTTCATAAAGTCTTGAAAAACCGCAACTTTTGCTTCTTCAAGTTCAGCACGCTTCGCTTTTTCAATAACTTCACGATATTTTTCAATTTCTAGAGATTGTATCTTGCCATTTTCCCATACCCATTCTTTACCTTCCATAATGCCTTCAACGAAAGCGTCAGGTGCCGATGGGTCTGCAACTATATCAGCAGCGGTTGCAAGATAGAAGTCAGAGTTAATAACATTTTTGCCATTAACTTGTTTCATTGACCCCATACCTCTAGATGATACTCCTAATTGAGCGCCTTCGTCAATTAAATTCTTGACGATCTTGCCGTAAGGTGTATCCATGACTTTAGCCTCGCCAATGAAATTTCTTCCTTCTGGTTTCAAACTAGTAATCATATGTGAAACTCTTTCGAGGTTCACGGTCGGTCCGTCAGGATGTCCTAACTCACCGAAAGCTCTTTTCTTTTCTACGAATTCTTTGTTGTATCTACCCACTTCTTTAGATAATACATCTACTGGATAAATTCTACCATTACGATTTTTAATATCACCTTGTAGAAAGATACCACGAATTTTATAATCTTTGCCTGTACCTTTTTCTTCGGTAATGACTTGGATATCTTCGATAGTTTCTGTAATCAGTTTCATTTATCTTACCTCTACTATGATAGTATAACTATCACCGTTATTAAAATTTCTCGTACTAAACAGTACATCACCAGCAGGTGAAGTACTTGCTTCTAATGTGGCAGTATTTGCAATCTCATTACCATCAGTTCTTAAATCCCAGACACCTTGTCCAGTTAAAACAACCGCTGTTGAGTTAGCACTTGTAGTGCCACTACCCGCCCATAATATTTCTACAGCACCTTTAGGGTCCTGTGTATTAATAGACCAGTTCAACTTAGATATTTTTTTTGTCGCATCCTCGGTCATATAAGTTAATACCGAAGCGTCCATCTTTTTTACTAAAGTCTCTCCACTACCGTCTGACAAATTGGTAAACTTCATTGTAGTCTTTTGACCACTTACATCAGCGATAGTTTGACTAGTTACCGTGTCAGCCATTATATTACTCTTCTATTTTAGATTCTAAGTCTCTAATGATTTCTTCTAACTGTTCTTTTTTTGCTCTAAGTTTCGCTAAATCTTCACCGTCAATTTTACCGTTGCTATTTTTATCCATTTTCTTTTGAGCAGGTGACAACTCTTCACCCATACCACCTTCAGTACCAGGATGATAAGGTTCTTTCTCTGCCTTTTTCATTTTCATCTCATCTTTCTTTTTCATTTTATCTTCAGGCGTATGTGAATCTTCGTCTTTCTTCTTCATCATATCCTTTTTCGGTTCCATCATTTCTTTTTTATCGTCTTTTTTAGCGATTGCTTTTTGTAAAGCAGGTGGAAGTTTTTTCTGAGCAGCAGATAATTCTTCGTTTAAAGTTTCACCTTTAAGTACAGAAGCGGCAGACTCTGCAAGTCCTCTACCAATATGTTTGTATTCACTATGCATTTAATCTCTCCTATGCTGTAAAGTTTTTATCTTTTCTTAATTCTAATATAATATAACCTGTTGCCGAAGCACCAATAGTTTCTAAGTCACCTGATGTTGCTGTTGTGTTTGTAGCGTCATTAGCAATAGCAGGTCCTGCATATGTGCCTGTACCTGTTAATCTGATTGCTGTTGTATCAGCTGACGCACCTTTAAATTCTACTAGTACTGAACCAGCAAGGGCGTGATGTATTTTTACAATACTTAATTTTGCCCCGTTAGCATGTCCTGATAAAGCACTTGCGTCAAGAGCAGCCGAAGTTGCACTATCTGCCGAGTGATCTAAACGAACAACAACTAAACCGCCAGCAGAACCGGCACCCGTAGGTATGTTGTCGTCTCTTAATGTTTTTGTTGCGAATGCCATAATTCTCTCCTGTTAACTATTTATACTATCTAAGAGTTTCTTTATCCAAATAAGCCATGATACTAGAAACTTTTATACCGTATTTCTTTGCGACCTTAGGGATTAGCGTATCCATTTGATCTATTTTATCAGCAGATTTAAACAACTCATCTACTGCTTTCTTCATTTTTGGGGATAACGCCTTATAAACCTTAGACGATTCCCCAATTAAATCTTTTTTGTATTCACTAAACCGTTTCATCTGGTAGTATATCAGCACTAGGCTCTGCAACTTCAGGTTTAGGATCACTAGGCACAGCATCGGTTACATCTTCAGGTACTTCCTGTTCTGGTTGTGGTTCATTTAACCAAGCAGCAGCAACATCTTGTCTTGAAGTGTCTAGAGCTGCAGATATTTTACCTGCAAGTCCATCTTTAAACGATTTTTCAGCGCCTATATTATCTCCGTTAGATAGAGAATCTATCATATCTTTAACATGGTTTACTTCAGGATTATTATCCTGTGTTTGTTCCTCACTCATCATTTTCTCCTTCTATGTCAGGTACTTCTAAGTCATCAATTGGATCAGAAATGATACCACCTTGAACTTCACTAGCAATCTGACGGTTAATATCTTCGATTTCTTCGTCTGTCTGTCTTAACACATTCTTTCTTAAATACTCTACTGAAAAATATTTACCAACATAAGGTGTAACCTCATTCGCAAGCATTAATCTTTCTCTTAGTATCTCGGCATTTTTTAATTCTGCAAAGTGTCCATCTTGTAAGAAATCGTATTGCATATGGGATTTAATAGCATCCCAATCTTCTATTGTGATTATACCTTTTAAGACTAATTGTGTTTTCAATAAGTCGTGGAATAATCCAGTAAAGCGTTTTCTTAATCTTTGTACAAATTTAGAAAACTTTACTTCGTCTCTTGTAATCTCAGCAGTTTTACCAATACTGAAACCTTGATCCTGTTCTAGTCTTGAAACTGGAACATGGAGTGATTTATATACTCTCTTCTGGAAGTATTGAACATCATTAATCTCACCAAGATTTTGTCCACCAGGTAGAGTAGATATTTCTGTACCTCTACCGCCTTCTCTCCTAGGCAGCCAGAAGTCCTCGAGCATAGACATATGTTTTCTGTCATCTCGCATTTCTCCTGTCGAGGCGTCATAGACAAGTTTATTTCTATATCTTGCCATGACATCTTTTAGATATTGTTCTGCCTTAACTTTAGGCAAATTACCAACATCAATATAAAATATTCTTCTTTCAGGCGCCCTTACGATACGATAAATTACTACCGCATCCTCAATCATTCTTAATTGATTGACAGGTTTAATTGCCTTATGTAGATAACTTAATACTACATTTTTATTCTGGTCAATTACACCAGAAGTACAGTATGATATGGCGTCTGGCGCAATCTTCACACCCATATTAGAGTTAGGTGAAGTCATACCTTTTTCGTTATAGACATACCACTCTTCTACAGCTGTTGTCATTTCAACACCTTTTGTAGATTTTTTCTTTTGTATCTCTCTAACTTTACGAATCTTTCTAGGGTCAATGTATCTTAATTCTGTAAGCCCTAACCTAGGTTGTTCTGGGTTAATTACTTTATGATAATAAACTCTTCCGTCTATGTACCATCTCTTAAAAATATCGTGACCTTTTTCATCAAACATTAATAGTTTAAGAATTTCGTCAAACTCATCTCTAATTTTATTTTTAATTTTACTTGATAATTGTAGATTATCCATAGATAAAGAAACCGCTTGATCTCTTTCATCTGCCACTATTGCTTCATTTACTATATCATCAATAGCAGTATCAACTTCAGGATAGATTGCAATTTCTCTATATCGTCTGATTAGTTCTTCTTCATTCTTTGCACCACCCTCCATATCGAGGTATGATCCAAAGTAACCACCAGCCGATACGGTAGTAGTGCCATCATCAGCTGTAGGGACGGTGAAACTTTGTGGAGTTCCACCATCCTTAGCCTTTTGATTAGCTCGTGTTATTTGAAAACCAAATAATTCAGCCATTTGTATTCCTTTTCATAATTAAGTTCTACTTATATTTATACGATAAATTAAGTAGTAGTATCAGTCTCAAAGTATTGATATCTGAATGTACACTGGAATTCTTCCACAGCATTATTCGTATCATAAGCGACATCTATTGCCGATAAACTAGTCGGAAACATTCCTCGGAATGTATAGGACTTTAGTTTAGACCCATTTCTATCTAATTGATCTATAAAAGCGTCAACTTGATAATCAACTGGGTTAGATAATCCTT